AGTTGGAGTTGCTGGCCCAATCACTTACACCTATGCAGAGGATTTATGGAGAAGCCAGAGCCGCAGGATGTACCCGTAATGCCGCTTATAAATTGGCCGGGTATACTTCTCATACCACCGACGAAAACCTCGAAATTGAAAACCACCCGGGCATCCAGAAGTTTATGGCAAATGTTCGTGAGGCTTTTCAGCGCCGTGTTCAGGTGGATAAAGAGGATGTTATCAGTGGGATAATGGACGCAGTGCGCAGTGCCGGGACCTCAACCGAATTACTTAATGCGTGGCGCGAAATGGGCAAACTTTTGGGGGCGTATGCGCCAGAAGTGTCCGAGGTGAAGGTGAGTGTTGGGGAGTTGACTGAGCAGAAGCTCGCGACGATGTCGGCCGAACAGTTGGCGAAGATGGCTAATATGGACGAGTATATATTACCTCCAGCGAGAAAGCGTGATTGAATGTGATTGAGTGTCCTGTATGCGATGCTTCTGTGGAGGAGGTGTCGGAACGTGGATGGTGCGCTGAGTGCGAGGCCGAAGTTCTTCGTAGAGCGGAGGTCGGGTTGTTGGCGGAGGAGATAGCGGGGAAGGTCGAAACGCCCAAGCAGAAGAGGAAGGAGAACATAGACAGTAAGACCGTTCGGGCGCATGAGTCGTGGAGTCGGGAACGGACGAAGGAGCGGGTACGTAAACACAGGTCCAAGCGCAAAGCAGAAAATAAACTGGATCGGTCGTCGGCATTGCATAATGCCGCTGGTAGGGCAAAGGCGAAGGAGCGAAAGAAGCGGAAGGAGGGGGTAATCGGGGAGAAGGTGGAGGGTTCTCCGCAGGTCGCGGAGGACGAAGGGTATAATATTGCGAAGGCGGAGCTGGCGGCGAGGGCGCTTTGCCGGGTTAAGTTGCTGCCGTTTATTATCCGGATGAAGGAGGGATACAAGCCCGGTTGGGTGCATAAGGATATATGCTTGCGGTTGGAGAAGTTCGTTCATCAGGTGGAGAAGGGGGAGAGCCCTCGGTTGATGATCCAGATGCCGCCGCGCCACGGCAAGACCGAAGTGGCGAGTATGAACTTGCCCGGCTGGATACTCGGTCGAAACCCACACTTTGAGATTATTGCTTGCTCTTATGCGGCGAGTTTGGCGATGGAATTCAGTCGCTACGTTCGTGGGATGATGGCGGACAAGGCGTATCGGACAGTGTTCCCGACGAGGGTTGATCCGGATAACCGTAATGCGGAGGGGTGGAAAACGACTCGGCGGGGTATGTTCCTGCCTGCGGGGGTAGGCGGGGGTATTACCGGTAAGGGCGCGCACGTCCTTATTATTGATGACCCGGTCAAGAACGCGGAAGAGGCGGAGAGTCAGGTCAGTCGAGACAGCGCCAAGAACTGGTACCGAACGACAGCGTATACGCGGTTGGCCCCCGGCGGCGGGGTGCTTATTATTCAGTGTATGGTCGGGGATACGCCGGTACTCAGGCCGGATGGGTCTTACACCCGGCTCGATGAGATACGTCCCGGGGACAGGGTAGCGAGTTATGACAAGGGGAGGTTGGTGAGTGCGCGGGTTAAGAACTGGGCGTCGCAGGGGCAGGATGATGTGCTTGTCATGACGATGACTTCGGGTATAATAGTACGGGCAAACGAGAGACATCCGTTTCTTGTCGAAGATGATACTGGAGAACGTAAATGGATAAGGTTAGGGAACCTGAAATCAGGGCAGAGAATCGTAACCGTAANGGGCAGTGGGGGAAGTGGAAAGGGCAAGAGTGCAGTGCCGAAGGGTGCAGTAAGCCGGTCTCGTGCCGTGGACTGTGTGCATCGCACTACAACAAATGGAAATGGAACACAGGGCATCGTCCACCGTCTGCGCAGCCCGTTGGACAGCGCAAATCACATCTTAAAAACCGGTATGGGCTTACTGTCGAGAAGTATAAGGAATTGCTTGAAAGCCAGCACGGGAATTGCGCGGTTTGCGGATTACCCGAGGATAAGGTTAATGCGCCTAAGAGCTGGAACCAGCGGTTGTGCGTTGACCATGACTCCAGAAGCGGGGTTGTTCGAGGGTTGCTCTGCAACGACTGCAACTTACTCCTCAAGCGGGGAAACACAATCGGTATCCTTGAATCGGCCCTGCGATACCGACGACTTCACGACTGATACCATCGCGTCCATCGTCCCCGGTGGACGCGAAGAAGTCTTCGACATTGAGGTCGAAGGCACCCACAACTTCNTCTCAGTCTTCCTCGTGGCTTCTAATACNAGATGGCATGATGATGATCTTAGCGGCTGGCTCGAAACAATAGGAGACGAGGGGGAGGGTGATGTTTGGGANATNGCCCGGTACCCGGCCGAAGCGATTGTAGACGAGGCGTATCGGGATAAGGGCGAGGCGTTGCACGAAGAACGATGGCCGCATTCTGCGCTTATGCGGATTAAGAACGCGGTCGGGCCCAGAACGTGGGCTTCGCTCTACCAGCAGAATCCCGTGCCCGATGACGGGGAGTATTTTCAGAAGGATATGTTCGGTGNTTATAAGTCTTTGCCGACGATGGACAAGATGGCGGTGTACGTGGCGTGGGACTTGGCTATTGGCCAGAAGGAACAGAATGACTACACTTGCGGGATTGTGGTAGGCTTGACATCTGATGAGCAGGTGTTCGTGCTAGACCGACGGTATGGGCGGTGGGACGCTTACCGAATTGTTGAAGAGGTGTTGTCCGTGCAACGTACTTGGGGTTGCGAAGCTCAGGGTATTGAAAGGGGTCAGTTGAGTATGGCGATAGCCCCGCATTTGAACCGACGTATTCGAGAAGAGGGTATGTGGGAGTTACATGTTAAGGAGTTGCCCCCCGGAAAGAGGGATAAGGTGGCGCGTGCGCGTGCTATTCAGGGGAGGATGAAGCAGAAGATGGTGAGTTTCCCGCTGGATTCGGAATGGGGGATGGAGCTGCAACGAGAGATGTTACGATTTCCTAATGGTGTTCACGACGATCAGGTCGACGCGATGGCGTATATTGGGCTGATGCTACAAGACATGACCCCGCCGACGGCAAAAGGGGTTACTCCTAAAGATCAACGAGGTTGGCGCGCGCGGTTGTTTCATCCGCGTGGTCGCACAGCCATGTCCGCGTAATGGACCGACGGTCGTTGTTTAATAGCCTGCACCGGGGGGAGAGTCTCCCCTCTAAAACCGATGCCCCCAGAGGCTTGTCGAAGGCTGCGCCCTTCGGGCTGCGGCTGGATGGAACGCCGAAGGGTCTGGGGTTTTTCGGGAAATTGAAACGCCCCGACGGGGGCGTATCTACCGAGATTTCCGTCGGCATAGAGATGGACGGTAAAGAGGTACTGATTCCAGCTCTCGTGCCTACACTCGACCAGAGTGAAATAGATACGCTACTTAAAATGAAGTTGGGGAAGGAGCCGATTCCTAGGAGTATTATCGTCAAGGCGGCTGAGCACGCTCGTTCACGCATGAATAAAGGGCTAAGTCCTTTTGCGGATTAATTCAGGTATTTATTATGTCTACAACTAACTCGGCGGCTGATCCCGCAGCGATGGAGAACTGGAACGCGTACCAGAGAGCCAAGAACGCAGGCCATGATGACTACGTGACTCTCGCCAAGAAGTGCGAGGACTTTTACATCGGCGGCGGAAAGCAGTGGAGCGACTCAGACCGGAGGAAGTTAGAGGAGGAAGGTCGACCTGCGCTTGAGATTAATATGGTGTTGACGACGGTGAATGCTTTGCTCGGAGAGCATGCTTCTCAGCGCGGGGACATTGTGTATCGTCCGAGGAAGGACGCGTCGACCGAGACCGCCGAAGCGCTCTCCGCTCTGGCGTTGCATATACAGGATGATAACTCGTATGACCACGTTGAGGCTCAGGTGTTCAGCGACGGGATTATTATGGACCGGGGGTATTTTGATATCCGGATGGATTTCGACATGGACATTAAAGGGGAAGTCCAGATCGAAAGTATTGACCCGATTAATGTCTTGCTGGACTCCAACGCGAACCAGTATGACCCCGCTACGTGGAGCGAGGTCATTGTCACGAGGTGGATGACACTGGATGACGTAGAGTTGCAGTACGGGAAGCAAGCTCGCCGCAAAGTCGAGATGTTCGTGACCTCGGGCGAGACACTGGGTTCTGAGTCTGTGCAGTTTGAGCAGGATAACTTCGGGGATAGCCAGAGCTGGTTCTCTGACTTCCTGACGGATAATTCCCGCGATATACGACGTGTTCGTGTCATAGAGCGACAGTTTCGTAAACTCTCTCCAGCGGATTATTTCGTCGACAACGAGACGGGGGACATGAGCATAATCCCCGGTGAATTTTCCGAGGAGCGGATTAATTCGATCAAGGCGAACGCGAACGTAAGTGTACTCCGGAAGATCACCAAGCGAATACGTTGGGTCGTGAGCGTGGACTCAGCCGTTGTCTTCGACGACTGGTCACCGTACCGACGGTTCACGATCGTTCCATACTTTCCGTATTTCCGTCGAGGCAAACCCTTTGGCGTCGTCCGTAATTTACTGTCTTCGCAAGAGCAGCTGAATAAAGTCGAGTCACAAGAGCTGCATGTAATTAATACGACTGCGAACTCCGGCTGGATCGTGGAAGCGGGTTCATTGGTTAATATGACGACCGAGGAGTTGGAGTCGCGCGGTGCCGAGACCGGGCTCGTTATGGTCAAGGCCCCTGATAAGGAGAAACCGGAAAAGATACAACCGAATACGATACCGACGGGTTTGGATCGGGTTAGCCAGAAGTCGATGGATTCGATCAAACAGATATCCGGCGTTCACGAGGCTTTGCTCGGGCAGGTGAATCCGGAGACTAGTGGCGTTGCTCTACAGAGTGCGCAGAAGCGAGGACTGGTTCAGTTACAGGTTCCATTCGATAACTTGAACTACACCCGGCGGCTGGTGGCGATACGGATGTTGGAGCTGATTCAGGACTTTTATGACGAGACCCGGTTCTTTAAAGTAATTGACTTTGCTGACCCTAAACAGGGGCAGAAGGAGATTGGTATTAATGTACCGAAAGCGGCGGGTGATATCGCGAATAACGTGACACTGGGGGAGTATGATGTGGTTATTGCTAACGCGCCTGCACGCGATACTTTGCAGGAGAGTCAGTTCGCCGAAGCGCTGGAGCTTCGCAATGTGGGCGTGGCGATACCGGACGATGTGGTTATTGAAAATTCGCATCTTAGTAATAAGAGTAATATTGCGGAGAGGGTACGACAGCTTCAAGGTATGGGCGAACCATCACCTCAAGAGTTAGCCCTTAAACAGTTTGAGCAGAATATCGCGATGAAGCGCATGACGCTTGAACTTGAGGAGCTGCAAGCCAAGGCCGCAGCGCTTAGTGCTCAGGCTAAGCTGAACGAGGCTAAAGCAGGGATTGCCCCNACGCAGCAGCAGGCGGATACGCAGTTGCGCTTACGTGAGATGGACAACGACCTGCGCAAACTGGCGGCTGAGTTGCAGACCAAACTTGAGATTGCTGGTGTACATGCGCAAGCCGGTCTTAGTGAAACGATTCATACGGATACGACGAAACGAATAATTGAGGAACTTAAAGCGAAGCAGGCCCCGCGATTGTCTGCACCTCGCTAATTTTTAAATCGCGTTTGCGTCACAGGAGACGAAAAAATGGCTAAAAAGAAAGAAACCGCTAAGTCTGCCGTTGCAGATTCTATGGAAGATGCTGCTGATATCAGCTCTATCTACCCCGGCGATGACTTCAATAGTGCTGAAGACGAGATTACTGAGGGGGAAGAAGCAGTAGATCGGGGCGACGATGGAGTTCCGAGTCTGGAGGAACAGGTTGTTGCTGAACAGGAGGGGAAGGAAGATGAAGAAGAGAAGGGGGAGGAGAAAGACAGTGCCGACGACGTTGAAGAGGTTGCTGAAGAAGATACTGCCGACCCCGAAGAAGGTATTCTCGACGCCGAGGGAGAAGAAGTAGACGACGAAGAGGGGGGCGAGGAAGAGCCCACTGCAAAAGACTCCGACCAACGGATACCGAAACAACGGTTCGATAAGATAAACGAGCGGAGGAAAGCCGCCGAACAAGAGAACGCTGATCTGAAAGCCCGTGTCGAGGCGCTGGAAGCAAAGGCCTCGGAAACGTTGGAAGAACCGGTTCCGGAGTTCGACTTCGACGGTAAAGAAGAATCCTACATGGAAGCGGTTATCGACGGCGATACGGAGTTGGCGAAGAGCATACGCAAAGAAATTCGTACTGCTGAGCGCGAGGTCTATAAGCGGGATACTCCTGCTGTTGATCCGATCACTACGACTCAACAGGTCAAGAGCAAGATGGAGTTTGATGCTAAAGTCTTGGAGCTTAGTGATAAGTACGACGCGTTCAACATCAACCACGATGATTTTGACCAGACGCTAACTGACGAAGCGGTCGCGATGCAGAAGTCGTTTGTCTCTCAGGGGCAGGCCCCTGCCGACGCACTGTCCCGCGCAGCAGAGTATGTGGCGAAGTTCTACGAGCTTGAGTCAAATACCAAGGCAACTGACGCGCCTCCAGCCAAGCCCCCGGCCAAAAAGACGGACGTGAAAGCCAAGGCTAAAGCGGCGGCGAAGCAGCCCCCGAAGATGAACAGTTCTATCGGCGAAAGCGACGACGGCGTCGGCGTCCCGGAAAGCATGACAGACGAAGAGTTTGACGCATTACCGGAAACGACTAAACGTCGTATGCGCGGGGATATGTTGACCTAGCGGAAGATAGGGTATATAACGGGTTTATTCGCGTCGGGTACGCGTAATAAACCCATCTCTTTCGCCAGAGCAGCGTGGCCAGCTCATCCCGTAGTAAATTCTATTCATTTCTCTTTTTGAGGATTTTTCGATATGGCAGTAACCAATTTTGCCGCGTTGACCACTGAGCAGAAGACCGTATGGTCTCGTGATCTGTGGCGGCTTGCGCGGAATAATTCGTTCGTCAATCGTTTTACCGGTCGTGGCCCCAACGCTTTGATTCAGCGCATTTCTGAGCTGACTAAAAGCGAGAAAGGNACACGNGCGGTGCTAACGCTTGTAGCGGACTTGGAGACTGATGGTATCGCTGGTGACAACCAGTTGGATGGCAATGAAGAAAGCATTAAAGCTTACGATCAAGTGATTAACATCGATCAGCTTCGCCAAGCCAACCGGCACAAAGGTCGCATAGCGGATCAGAAGTCAATTGTAAACTTTCGTGAAACTGCGCGTGATGTATTAGCCTACTGGCTTGCTGATCGTATAGACCAGATGGCGTTCTTGGCCCTGTCCGGTGTTTCGTTCGCTGGTGCCAATAACGGTGCGCTNCGTGCGTCTACTTCGCAACTAACTGATCTGGACTTTGCGAGCTGATGTNGTTGCTCCTTCCGCTAANCGGCACTATCAGTGGGACGCTGCGACTGCTTCCTTGCTTCCGGGTGCGCCGGAGAATTTGGTTGCGACTGATCTTCCCTCGTATCAGATGTTGGTCGAGATGAAGGCCAAGGCCAAAACGAACTACATTCGTGGTATTCGTAATGGCGGCGGCGAAGAGATGTATCATGTATTCATTTCTCCGCAGGCAATGGCGAAACTGAAGCTGGATTCGGATTATCTTGCGAATTTGCGTAATGCAGGTCCGCGCGGTTCCGGTAACAGTCTCTTCAGCGGGTCGGTTGTGACTCAGGATGGTCTCGTTATCCACGAGCATCGTCGTGTGTTCACTGTCGATGGTGGCGCTGCCACGACTGGCGCGGGCGACCAAGGTGTTCTCGGGTTTAAGTGGGGACTGCATGGCGCGAACGTAACCGGAACTCGTATCCTCCTGTGTGGTGCGCAAGCACTAGGCATGGCTGATATCGGCACTCCGTATTGGGTCGAAGAAGGCAAAGACTACGAGAACCAACAAGGTATCTCGGTCGGAAAAATCTTCGGATTACTTAAACCGCAGTTCCACTCGCAGGTACATAACGCCACTGAAGATTTTGGTGTGATGGCCGTCGATGTGGCTCACTAACAGGAGAATGACATGAGTATTAGTTTAAATGCAGATCGTCAGTATCCTTTGGTTGCGGTCGTTGACTTTACCCAGCCTAACTTTACAGTGCTTGCTCAGGCTGAGAATGCGGTGGAGATTCCGGCGGGGGCCACTATAGTTGGTGGCGCGCTTATCGTCGATACTGCTTTCGATGGCGGCATAGGTCAAACGCTGACTGTTGCCGGTGGCGGAGCTTCTACTGCGGCGGTTGATGCGGACGCGGCTACCGGCCGTACTGCACTAACGCTGACGGGCGCGAAGTCTACCGCTACTTCCTACGTTACCCTTGCAATGGGTGGCGCACTGGGTGGGTCGGCTGGCGTGGGTCGTCTTGAAGTTCAGTATGTTATGGGCGATCGCTCCAACGAGAACCAAGGGTAATTCCTTGTAGCTTGGCAACCCCGGTGGTGTACACTACCGGGGTTGCTTTTCTAATTTGTTGGAGTGAACCTATGTTGTATGTATGCGATAAAGATTTACGCTGTGCTAGTCCTCTTGCTGTAATTCAGTTTACTGCCGGAGTTCCTCGTTCAGTTCCCAGTANTCTACTAGAGCAGGCCATTCGCGAAGGTGCTCGCCCTGTAAGTGATGAAGCTGAGGCTCCTGCCGAAGCGGAAGACACTAAAATTCTTACTTCCGAAGATAAAATAATGGACGCCGTAATGGCTACTTACGCAGCCGGTGTACCCTCCTCATTTACGCGGGTCGGTTTGCCCAAGACCGCAATAATCTCCAAATACGTAGGGTTCAGTGTTTCCGCTGCGCAAGTCACCGAGGCTGTTGCCGCTATGCCGGTTAGTGACTGATGGGTACTATCGTCGCGCAGACTCTTGTTGATAAAGCGTCTGAGCTTTTACTGGATGAAACAAATGTTCGTTGGCCATCGGCCGACCTTCTAGCGTGGATGAACGACGGGCAACGCGCAGTTGCCCGGATGGACCCCAGCGCAAAAATGGTTACCGCTTCTGTTGTGTTAGTTGCAGGGACCTTACAGACCCTTCCCGCCGCAGCAGTTCGGTTAGCCCGTATACACCGGAACATGGGAGTTGGGGGGTCTACACCGGGGAGGGCTACGGTATTCGTTGACCGTACTACCATGGATGCGAACAACCCGAACTGGCATACTGATTCGTCGAGTGCTGAAGTACTTAATTATATGTACGATGTGAACGACCCGTATCGATTTTGGGTGTACCCGCAGCAACCGGCAGCGAGTCCCGGCTCTATCGAGCTGACTTATAGCTCCCTCCCAACAGATGTTGCGATTGGTTCGGCGATTGATATTCATGATGTCTATTCAACCGCTTTAGTCGATTATGTATTACACCGGGCTTACGAGAAGAATGACGAGATAGCGGACGCTAATGCAAAGGCTCAGTCATATTATGCCAAGTTTGCCGCGCAGATTGCTGAGAAAGTAGCCGGAGACGGTNAAAAATGAACTTTAGTTGCTGATATCACCCCGCACATTGTCACTGAAGCCCCCGGTAGTCCCCTGAAAACACTCGCGCGCAGTACGTTAGTAGAAACTACCCGCAGATTTTGCCGGAAGACCAGATATTGGCGGGTCAATCTTGATTCGTTCCTGACGGTAACCGGGACTTTTCGTTACGACTTGTTTCCGCCGGTCAATAATTCCAGTATCTCGGACATAATTTCTATTCGGGTTAACACCAATTCCACGTTTTTGGCCCGCGTCACTTACTCAAAGTTACAGTTCAATCTGGACAATTCCGGCAACCCAACTCAAATTTGCGCTTGAAAACTGCGGGTCAAGTAATCTTAGCCCCGGTTCCGTCAAATAACACTGATCTTGTGTATGTGCGGGCTGCGCTGGTTCCCGACGTCGGATCGACGAGTATCGATTCCCGTGTTTACGAGGATTATGGTGAGACCTTGATCCACGGCACGCTGCACCGATTGCTTCGTATGCCCGGTAAACCGTGGACAAGCGGGCCNATGTCTTCTTTCTACGGCGATCTTTATTCTGAGAAAGAACAAGAAGCTACTGCGATTGCCGATGACGAGTATACAGTCGGCGTTAAGCGAGTCGTGGCGTATGGCGGCTATTAGGCTAATCGCTTTCCGTGGANCCAGACCGTTTGCCGACGCACGTTTAATAGGTACCAGTGATGCGCAGACGGCGCTTAATTCTATTCTTGAGTCTGGCCGACTAAAGCCCTTCAAGNAANCATCCGCGATTTCTGCTTCCNGTGTTGTCTCGGGCGTTACTTTATACCGTTATACAAACACGATCTGGTTTGAGTGGACTTCGGAAGTCAACGCAGTTAAAGCCATGGAAAGCGCCGACTCCTATAACCGGGTGATTTATACTGGGGATGGGGCCCCAAAATATACTTATAATACGGTAGCAGGAGTGTCCGGCCCGCCCGATGTAGCTTTTTCGTTGGGTCTCCCAATCCCTTCTACACCGACAACTACCGTTCTGGGTACAGAGACCCCTGACGCGGGTATTAAGGAGACCCGGTTTTATGTGTATACCTTTGTTGATGCACTCGGCGCAGAGGGGCCACCTTCAGCGCCTTCTGCCGAGAACGAAGTAGGTTCAGGGCAGTATGTTCAGATTAATTCGCTCCAAGCTGCTCCCGCCGGGCCTTACAATATCTCGACTATTCGTATTTACCGTACCAATACTGGTTCGTCCCGCACTGCCTTTCAGTATGTAGCCGAGCTGCCGATCGGGATTAATTCTTATGCGGATGTGTTGGCTAGTTCTGAATTAGGTGAAGTTCTAGTTACCGAGGGTTTCTTAGCACCATCCCCCAATATGCAGGGGTTAACCGCTCATCCCGGCGGGTTTTTCGCTGGGTTCTTCGGAAATACCTTGGCGTTTTCCGAGCCGGGTTTTTATTACGCATGGCCCGCTAAATACGAGAAAGTGCTGGAGACTGATATTGTCGCTGTCGCTGTCGCCGGGGCTACTATGGTTGTGGCTACTAAAGGGCAACCGTACGTCGCTATTGGTAACACTCCGGCAAGTATGGTCCTCCAGAAACTTGAGATGGATGCAGCTTGCTCAGCTTCCCGTTCAATGGTAGATATGGGGGGCAGTGTTATCTACGCCGGGCCTAATGGCTTGATTGCAGTCGCCGATAATGGGGTAAATTTACTCACTGCTCAGATTTTCACCCGCGAGCAGTGGCAAGCGTTCACCCCGACCTCTATGCACGCTTATTTATGGCGCGGGTCTTACTTATGTTTTTACTCCGGCGCTGGTGGAGGGGCTTTCATTATTAATCCGAAAGAGCCCGCCGCAGGAGTTGTCTTTCTCAATGAGTCTATTCAAGCGGGATTCTCTGATCTTAATGACGGCAAGCTATATGTGAACCAGAACAACACGCTCAAACAGTGGTATAACTCTACTTTTGTTGCTTATACATGGAAGTCGAAGGTTTTTACTTTGCCTACTCTTACAAATATGGGGGCGGCTAAAGTTATCGCCCTTTCTTACCCAGTGACATTTACTCTTTATGGGGACAGCGTTTTGAGGCATACTGTAGCCGTTAATAATTCGGAGCCATTTCGTTTACCCGGGGGCTACAGGGCGCTGGATTTTGAAGTCGAAGTGCAGGGAACTGCGGAAGTTCAAGAAGTACAGGTCGCGCAGACCATGAATGATTTGCGCGCTATTTAACTCTAGGAGAAACATTAATGTCTGAATTTAGTGATTACCTCGAAAACGGTATTCTGGAGCATACTCTCCGGGGTTCTACTCTTTCGACACCGGCAACGATTTACGTCGCGCTTTTTACGGCCGATCCAACGGACGCAAACGTGACAGCAAACGAAGTGACTATAGGTAACTGGCCCTCTTATGCCAGAGAGGACGCTGCGCAGGCCGGGGTTATTTCCTCGGGATGGGCGACGGCTTCTGGTGGCGTGACGTCAAACGCTAAAGAACTGGTATGGGCGGCGAACGATGGCACAGCCGCAGTAACCGTTACTCATATCGGTATTTACGATCAGTTAACGGGGGGTAACTTGCTCTATCATACGATTTTGACTGCCTCTAAAACCCTACAAGTCTCTGACGTAATTTCTTTCGCGATTGGCGCGATTACCGTCACGCTAAATTAATCATGGCAAACGCCCGCCCAGTAAATGCGGGCCCCGTAAACTCTGGTGCGTTAGGGTCATTATTCGGGGGTGCCGCGATTGTCGCTACAGCCGCTGCTGTAGCGACTATGAGTTTTGTGCCCCTTTCGACGGCTGGAGTTGGGGCTGATGCTTTTGTAGTTAGCGGGGCTACGCAAGAGCATAACAACACTACTGCAAACGCAGTTGCTACCGCTTCAACTACTGCTGTCTCGTTTTCTGCTGTTTCCGGCCTTGCGCAAATTATTGCTCCTGCGGAAGCTCGGGCTAATGCGGCCGAAGCGTTTATCCCCGCCGGAGCGTTGCAGCTCGTCCCTACTTCTTTGGTTGCTGCTCAAGTTTTTCGTACCAAGGTTATACTCCCCGATTCAGCCCCTATCGTTGGTAGTTGCACGTCTGCTGTCGCTGGCGGTCCCACCGATGTAGTCATTACGTTCCAAGCTGTTGCCGATATCCACGGTTCAGCAGTAGTAGCCCCAGACCCGTATCTGAATAATACGCTTACCGCTTTTGCCGGTATGCTGCCCACTGCTTTGGCTACAGCCGCTGCCTTCGCTACTATCCCTGCTATCGGCGGGGTATCTGTAAATACTGCGGTTGTCTCTGCGCACGGATTCGTTAATCGCGTGGTTAATTCAGGTATAAACTTCGGCATTAATGCTATTGCTGAAGTCTCTACAGCCAGTACCGTCTTACAGAACGCATTCGCAGACGTCGTTTGCAACAACAACGAATTGGTGGGTAACGGGTTTATTTCAAAAATAGGCGAGGCAGCTGTTGCGGCGGTTTCTACTCCTCTTAGTGTTACTGCTCTCCGGACTATCATTACCCCCGTCGACCCGGTTACCGCCGTCGCTACTGTTACTGGGTCATTGCATAACCTGCATTTTATCTTGGCCGATTCGGTAGCTAGTGCCTCAATAACCGGTACCGGTAAGCAATTGCATAGCGTTACCGCAGGCATCTCGTTTTCTGCTACGGCTTTGGTTAACAGCGACGCCGTTTCTACTTCAACAAAAGACGCAGACGTTGTTATGGTTATACCGAAGGAAGTTCGTGAATTGCTAATTGATGCAGACGACCGTACCTTGGTTGTGCCTGCTGCCGATAATCTAATGAGGGCCGCATGAGCATTTTAGGAACTTTTACCAAACAACCGAACGAAGTGCTTGATTATGATATTGATTATACGAGCTGGTTATCCGAGACTGACTTTGTTGTATCTGATATCACAACGGTTGACGGGGTCGGCCTTGTCATAGACTCGTCTATTGTTATTAATTCGGGGACAAAACTTAAGATTTGGTTGTCGGGGGGAACTGACGGAGCGACTTACAAAATTACTGCGAGGGTTACAACTAGTGACGCCCGCGTTAAGGAGGATGAATTTCGCGTACGGATTAAGGAGTTCTAATGGCTTTTAAATACACTGATAATTGCAGAACTACGCTAACTAACGCTGTTCTGGTTGGGGCCACTACTATAGTGGTCGATGCGGCGGCGGCTCCGCTTAATAGCCCGGAAGACCCCGGCCTTGATACTGGTGTTTTGACTCTCGTCGATGCTCTACAGTCTCCGACAAAGATTGAGATTATTACTTATACGGGCAGAACCGGAATCGGTCCGTATACCCTGACCGGAGTTCTTAAAGGGCAGCAAGGAACTGTAGACCAAGCTTGGAGTGCTGGAGACTTTTGTTTTGTTGCAGTTACGGCTGCCGGTACTGCGGCCTTTGACGCTGAGTCCATCGCTGGACTAGCCCCCTCCCAACTTCTTCGCTCTGATATTGCCGACACCCATGATACTGACCTAACAGTTACTAATCGCCTCATGACTTCACAGACCGAAGCCATTACCCTTTTAGGGTTAACAGGCGCGATGATTTCGGGGAATATCGCAGGGCAGCATGTTGCCTACGGCGCGGATGCTATTCACTCTAAGTTGAATACGACTACAGCGGGGACGTTGCTTATTAATGATCTGGGCGGGGATGTACACCTCGGTGGATCGGCCGACCTAACCACGTTCAACGTAAGCGCTACTACTGGCAATATCAAAGGGCACCACATACTTCATACTACTGCGATAGACGGGCAATATACTACGGGCCCGCTTCTAATCCGGGAAGCGAATCTCGTTGGTGTAGCACAAAGTTCTTCGGTCTATGCACCTGCCCTTTCATTTCAGTGGGGCGGGACAACTCAAGCTCAATTAGCGCTTGAGTCCGATGGGGTGACCCGGCTACGAGATGGGGTTACAACTGCTACGATGCGAGCTCTGGAAGTTGCGGGGTTTACCTCAACAGGCATATCCGATAATGCGACCGCTACAGCACTAACAATTGATGCGTCTCAAAACTCGACATTCAGCGGCAATATTGAAGTCGGTAATAGTGTTGGTTCCCCGAACATTACCGTACAAGGAGCAGCAACAGGTAGCCCATCCTTGCAGTTTTATCAAGGCGTAACACAACGAGCATTTCTGGAATACAACGATGTTGGTGACTTATTTAACATTGACGCCGATGGTGACATTCTCCTAAAGACAAATAATATCACTGCCCTTACTTTGTCTTCTGTAGGGCAGACTGCCACGTTCTCCGGTGACGTCACGATGGCCTCACTCACCTCAACAGGTATAGACGACAACGCCACTGGTATTGCTCTCACACTTTCAGATACAGCGACTATTCTGGGCGATACAACATTTAACAATTCCATATATCGACAGGTAGATACGGGGCGTCTAATTATTTCGGGCGGCAGTGGAGTTGGTGTAGGTGGAGCAATATATTTGTACGGAGCGGCATCGTCATCCCCCGGAGATGTAATTATTGGATCAAGTGGGTGGACTGTCCTTAATTGGGATGATTCCACAGGAATATTGGACCTTTATTCAGGAATAACTACCGGCAAAGTTAAAGCATTCACTATCGATGCATCTCAAAATTCAACATTTACAGGGCAAGTAAATACCGCTGCCGGAACCACGACATTAGCAAGCCTCAACATCCCCGCAGGTGTTGCCAAAACAACCCCGGCTCAAGGGGATATCTGGGCTACTGCAACCGATATGTTCGCTCAAATAAACGGAGTCAGTAAGAGTTTATTCTCGCCACTCGTCGAAGATGCCTTTGACAATCTTATTGCCGGGGCGGGCGCAGGAGCAAACCTGAACCTCGTAAGTGCTGCGGGAAATTTACTTATGGGCCTTAACGCGGGAGCAGGATTAACGCAAGCTCATTACAATGTCGCCATTGGGCGTGATTCGCTTTATCACGTAACAGGGGCTTTGACTGGGGCGGATAACGTCGCGATTGGCACTACGGCGATGGGCAGCGGATTTATGACCACTGCCTTTCAAAATGTCGCTATGGGTAAGTTCAGCCTTAACAACATTTCTTCGGCCTCGAACTGCGTGGCCATTGGGCACTTTGCTGGCTCTGCAATAACAACCGGTATCAATAACGTCGCACTTGGTGAGAGAGCGCTTTTTGACTCGACTGCCGCTTTAACTGGGGCCGATAACGTCGCGGTTGGCACATCGGCTATGGCGAGCAGCTCGATGACAACCGCCGCAACAAATGTTGCGATTGGTTCGTCTGCGTTGAATGCAGTAACTACTGGCAGTATAAATGTCGCAATTGGAAACTTCGCTGGTGACGCCATAACAACCGGGGGCAATAATGTCGCAATTGGTCAACGAGCCCTTTATGACGCTACTCCTGCCTTGACCGGGGCCGATAATGTCGCGATTGGCTCATTCTCGATGTGGAGCAACGTACTTACATCAGCCAATAATAATGTAGCGATAGGGCGCAGCGCCCTTGGGTCGCTTACCTCTGGGGCTGATAATATTTCGTTGGGCCAAAACACCGCCGCCTTACTATCCATCGGCAATGCTAATGTGATAATTGGCGCTAATGCTGGCCAACACATTGTAACCGGTTCAAAATAATGTCTGTATTGGGAATGGGACTGGGCCGCTAGCCGATCAATCCGATAAATTATATATTAACAATGTGTTATCGGATGACCCGCTTATCTTTGGCAACTTTGCCACCGGGGCCGAACAAGTCGTATTCAACGGCGCGATTGGCGAGAATGCGAATAATCTGGCNGCCGGGACTGCGATCGATCCAACGGTAGGGACTTANCANTACACCAGNTCTCTGACGGCGGTTACCCGGACTTTTACCTTCACCAGTGCCAACCTGACCAGCGGGAAATCCTACGCCTTTACTTTGGAGCTGCTCAATGCAGGGGGAGCGACCTCGCTTAATTGGCCCACTTCGGTTAAATGGCCCGGTGGAACACAGCCCACATGGACTGTCGCCGGTACCGACATCGTCGTATTCTTCACTAGGGATGGCGGTACGACTTGGCACGGC